AGTGCTAACGTGGTCCACGTAACAATCTGCATGCCAATTTGCTCCGTAAGTACAAACCGGCTTTTTGCATCTTGGCACTGGCACAGATGCCTCTAGGGTAATACTGGTTCCTAGAGGCATCCGTGCCACTCGGTTTAAACAACCTCCTGTATCATTCAATGGATCCTAACTTGTTTATATACATTATATGGAACACCTTCGTGTCCTTGTTGCTCTTTGGGGACGTGATTCTTGTCCGTTTTTACGGGACTTCAATCACAATGTGGATGGTAGAGTACCCATGGATGAGGGCAGTGATTATGCTGCTGCATATCATACCCATAGTGTTCTTGTATGAACATATTATCAATGAAATATAGTATATTTGTTTCATAGGGACGTCACCCCAGCTTGGGGTCGGGGTCCCCTACGCTGTCGCTTCGGGTTTGACCCCGACACCCTGCTGGGGCTCCTCATTTCAGAATCTAAACAACTCCGCGCTCCCGCCTCTGGTCCGTAGGTGCTCCCGCCTCTGGGACAGAGCTGTGGGTTGTTTTGGTATAGTCTAAACGTCTATATAGGGTCCAGTTCTTAAGTTATGTTTTTGGACACTGCGTCTCGTGATGTCCCTTGGACTATTGAAGGGACTATGGCTGGGTTGGGCCATGTCTCGTGCGGACACTGGGTGACGTCAGCAGGGACCATGGCTGGTCCCTTGGGTTTACGCCATGGCACACACGCGTTTCATGGGGTTATAAACCCTAACCCGTCTGCGGGTCAACGTCACTTCTTAAATTTCATTCTCTCTTCAACTTCTAAAATGGACGCTTCAACTGGAACTTCGCCTAAGTCTCGCGCATGGGCCTTTACCCTCAACAACTACACTGATCAGGAGTATGTCTCAATCCTTGAGAACTCTAGATCTGAGTATCTTGTCGTGGGTAAGGAGGTTGGTGAAAACGGTACCCCTCACTTGCAGGGGTATGTCCGCTTCTCTAACGCCATCCGTCTCTCTTCCTTGAAGAAGATACTCTCTGGGCGTGCTCACTTTGAGATTGCTAAGGGTTCTCCTGAGCAAAACTTTAAGTACTGTACAAAAGAGGGAAACTTCGAGGAACGTGGTGACAGACCAAGCTTCTCCAGAGGTCTAGAAGGTATACTTCACATAATTGACTCTCTCGTGGAAGCATGTGACTGCCTTGATGACAATCAAACTCGTGCGATCCTCCCTGACATTGTAAATGACCTGGGGGTCGAACTCGCGGATATGAAGTGTGAATTTGATGGCATTGACCTAGACCAAATCCCCCAAAGTGACGACTCCTTTGTGTGTGATGAAGATGAATTGCCTATGACTCCCCGCATTAAACGTGCACGCTCTGACGCCTTTGATATGTCATAGATCCTCCCGCATGGCTTAGAAGATTCTATTCCCTTGTTTAACTCTAAATCAATATAGGCGGTAAAGCCACTAAGTTTAAATGGGATGAGATTAAGGCACAGGCTATGGCTGGTACACTTGATGAGATTGAACCTGAGATCTTTGTGCGTCATTACAACACTCTCACTAAGATAGCTAAGGACTTCCAGGAGCGTCCTTCCGACCTTGAGGGTGAGGTGCGTAATCTTTGGTACTATGGTGAGACAGGTGCAGGGAAAACGCGTGCTGCCCTCGCTGAATTCCCTGACTGTTATCGTAAGATCTCTAACAACAAGTGGTGGGATGGTTATCAAGATGAGGAGCATGTGTTGATGGATGACTTTGATAAGAAGCATGAGTACATGGGCTACAACCTCAAGATTTGGGGTGATCGTTATGCTTTCATCGCTGAAACCAAGGGTTCTTCACGTATGATTCGTCCTAAGAAGATCATTGTGACATCTAACTATCATCCTAAGGATATCTGGTCAGATGACACTACTCTTGGACCCATCTTGCGTCGCTTCAAGGTTGTACGCTTCATGACTCTTGCTGAATCTCGTGCTTCAGGTGATGCTCTACCTGAAGACACACGCCTTCATTGCACCGTTGAACAGGAGCAACTTCAGGCTATGTTGGATGAAGTGCCTCCGCCTACTTCACCTCAACCTCTTGGCGATGACTGGGTTTTAGATACAGTTTAATAAATACCAACCGACTTCATGTATTTCTTTACATCGCCTTTAGCGTATTTCTTTATAAACTTTCGTACTTCCATGTTAATTATATCAGCCCGGCCTTCATCTGTCTTTAATGCTGTGAGCATACACAGACAGCTGAGCCTACAGGTGCCACCTTCACCCCAGTTAAGGCGGCTTGATCTTGCTAATAATGGTCTATGTTCCGTTAATACGTTTTCAAATCCGTCTTTGGCAAGACTATCATCTTCTTCTATTATATTGCCTTTCTTGTCTCTTTTTATCTCAGTGTAGTCATTGGGGTTATAGAGCTTGCCGCCCTTAACCAATGCTACATGGGTGTCGGCTTCATTTGAAACCAAGAAGGTTCCTGGTACCTTCTTCTTCTTCAACAGAGGTTTAAATTTCCGCCATTCCTTAACACTGCCAAGGGCTTCTTCATTACAATACTTATTGACCAAATCCCATTTGTTCAATGCCTTTTGTGCCTTGGTTTTAGTTACACGGGTGGTACGTACCATTGTTTATGGCACTGGCACCGTTAGGTCCTGGACTCTAATATGTGCCGTGCCACTCAATGTCTAAGCGCAAAACTACTTCAGACGGAGACAGCCCAGGTGTTGTCTTTTCTCCTCCTACTACAAAAAGAGTACGTTTTGATTTCCCTAAGGAAGATACAGAATCAGTTGTTGAGATACCGACATTAAGAATTGGAAAAATGGTTAAAAGAAGAAGATATGGTAAGCCTATGAGTGATGCTAGGGCTAATGCTATGGAGACAGCAGTCTTGAATCAGTGGATTCCTGATAAGGCTAGGGGTAGTGAATTCTCTGTGAAACGTTATGGTCATACTATGCAGTCAGCAACGCCTGAACAGCGTTACAACCGCAAAGTAGATGGTTTCAAAGGTAGAGGTGACTACAGGTCTCTTCTAGCTGCTGGATCACGTGGATTAGGCTATGGCATTGGTAGCTACTTTGGAAATGGTCAAATTGGAGCAGATTGGGGAGCTAGGTTTTCCAAGTGGGCTGGCTGGGGGAGATACCGCCGTAGAAGAAAAAACTTCCGTGGCCGCGGCGACTATGCCGGTGACGCTGGCGGCAACCAGATTATGGGTGGATCTCTAGATACTCCCATAACTGTTAACGGCTCAGATGATTTGTCAGGAGACGTGTATCTATCCCACCGTGAGTTCCTCGGAAACGTCACGGCGTTAGGTACTGGAACGACTACTCCTTCCGCGTTCAATTTAGTTTCCTACCCTCTAAACGTGGGTTTAGAACCTACTTTCCCGTGGTTGTCGCAGATCGCCCAAAACTTTACACTGTATGAGTTGATTGGGTGTATCTTTGAGTACAAGCCTACTTCAGGTGAACTGGGATCGGCTAGTAATGCTTTAGGAAAAGTTGTTATGGCTACCCAGTATGATCCTGACGCTCCTGCCTTCACCTCAACGGTTCAGATGGAGAACTATGATTACTCTAATGCATGCAAACCTTCAGAGCATATGATGCATGGGGTGGAAACAGCTTCCAAGCAGAAGGCTACTAACATGATGTATGTTAGAACAGGGCCTTCCAGTAAGGACAAGGTGTTTACTGACTACGGTGTGTTCCAGATTGCAACCGAGGGTTTACCTGTCAACACTACCGCAGGAACAATTGTGAACGTTGGTGAACTGTGGGTGACTTACCGTGTTAAGCTATCGCGTGCCCTATTGTATGGGTCACTACTCAACTTAAACGTGGGTACTGATACATTCTTGGCATCAGCTGGGGCCACCTTGATTACCGACAACACAGCGTCGTTGGTTAACACGTCATACTCCGGTATCTACGGTGTACCTGCTGGGGGATACTTCGCTCCAAGATTATCTAACACTATAGGTACAGTGGTTTCTTCTGGGTCCTTGAATGGAGCTGTTGTACTGTTTCCATCCAACATCGTAGCGGGTTACTTCATGGTTCAGGTGAATGTAAGGTTGGGAGCTGCTGCGGTGAACGCTGTGAACATCCCAACTCCCTTGACATTCTGCACTATCCCAGCTATTACTGGTGCTATTACAGCAATATCGGGTACAGTTGTGTTTCAGACACAGTCTACTGCAGCTGAACAAAACTTCAGTGGGACCTTCTTTGTAAAGGTTAACGCACCGGGTACTAATCAGGCTAGTTTCCAGATCACGCTTGCTAACAACGTGAATGCAAACACGATAACTGCGATTACTATCACTGCGGTGCCTTCAACTTTATTTCCTTAAAGTTGAATTGATTTAATCTCTCTATACTCAATACATGTTTTCGACTTTGGTTTTGTTTGTTGACTATATACCCCAACCTTCAGGTGCACAGACTTGCATCGTAGTTTCCCTGGTTTGATGGAGGCTTCGTACCTGCCACAAGTTACCTTTCCTACTTTACAATCAAGTGTGCACTCCTTCGGTATAGATTCCACGGGTTGAATCTTGGGGATCCCATCGAAAACTACCATTTGGGGTTGTCCACTTCTATGTCGCAGCATGAGAAGTGGTTTTCCACCACCAAAAACTTGCCATACCGAAAAGTCTGTGGTAGGTGGAAAGGGTAGTCCCGTATAGTTGACGGCAAAAGCGTATACGTTGTTGCCGTTGTATTCCTCAAGACATCGCAGCTCAGCCCGGGGAAAGGTTTTTGAACCTTTCTTAAACGGTTTATCTGCGGGATAAATGCAGGTCTTGAGGGTTCCATTAGTGATGCTAAGATGTGACTCATCCACAGGTGTCTTCGCAACATCGTAGCTATACTGTACATTGAATAGTGCCAGTGCTAACGTGGTCCACGTAACAATCTGCATGCCAATTTGCTCCGTAAGTACAA